GTCTCGGAAGTATCAAGTCCATCACAAATTATTGATGTAGCACCTATTGAGTGATCACCATTGACAGTAAAGTTTCCAGACTGTGATCCTTGTAATGTCTTTGCGTCTGGATCACCCAGCAAAAAAGTACCTCGTCTACCTTCAAGATTCATAAGAAAACTTGTCCACTGTCCACTTTGACTTCTGCTCATTGGTGCAGTCGTTACAGTAGCAGACCAGACCGCACCTTCAAAACTATGAACTTGTTGTGCGTAAGTATATGGGCTTTGTGTATAAGCAGTCGTTCTTACGATTCTCCACTGAGAATTTACGAATCCCACATTAGTCGGTAGAGTCAGAGGAAAACTTGCCATTATCCACCTCTCACTAATGTTCTAGCAAAACTACCACCACGCACTCTTTGATCAGCAACGGCTGACATGGTTTCTTGTTTTATGACTGGTAACATATTCATAACTTCTGCTCTTACTGTCGGTACGACACCTGTTGCGAAATTTAAAGATTGATTGATCGTAATACCACCACCAAGATCACTGTTAGGAATGACTCTTGAATTGACTGCTGGTACGATAAGTTCTCTACCTGATTCACCAACATAAGTCGGTCTACCAGCTTGTACGAGTCCACCAGCTTGTCTAAAACCAAAGCCAGTTCCACCACCCCCACTTGGCATTCCAAGAGCCATCATAACAAGTTGCTTACGGATAGCGTCATCTTGTTGCTCTCTTATGTCTGTAAGAGATTTTTGTATTGCGTCAATCAATGGTTTGATAATGAACAAGTGTGTAATAAAAGATATAAGTTGTTGTAAAGCGTCTCTGAATATTCCTTTGAGAGCCTCACCAAAGTTTTCACCACTAACAAGGGCGCTTGCAAAAGCGTCAGAAATCTTGACACCAGCCTCATCAATAATGATTCCTAACTTCTCTAATGTTTCTTTTACCTCTTCTGATATCTTGCCAACTTTACCAGTTTCTTCTTCAGTCTTCTTTAATATTTGTGGGTAAACACCAGATACGGCATTTAATAATTTTTGTTGGAATATAGAGTCTCTTATGTTTCTAAGAATGTCATCTTGCGTTTTTTTGAAATCTTTTAAGGCTTTTTCAGATTTTTCAGCAGATTCTCCAAGACCTACAAACCCTTTTATGTTATCTAGCAGACCACCATAAAACTCTTTTGCTGAGTCATGTATGTTCTCTATCTCTCTTCTGAAAGTTATTATACTAGCGACAACTACCGATATTGCACCAGCCACACTAAATAATGCTCTGATTAGGAAAGCACCAACAGTTACAGACAACAATGTTCCTATAGTTGATATTGCTTGAACTATCTCTGCAAAATTTTCCCTGATTGATATTGTCACTTCTGCTAATGTTCGACCTACCTCTCTACCGAACTCTATAATTTTCTCTTTTGAATTATCTAGTGATTGATTAACGCCAGCCAGAGACTTCTTGACCTCTGCAAAAAATGACTCACCTACTGCTTTACGGAAGGTGAATAACTTATCTTGTAGCATTGAAATCGTACCAGCAAAAGTAAATGCTAGTTTATCAGTAGCTTGTCCGAATCTACCACCCTCACCAAACACATTCTCAAACGCTTTAGCAGTTTCAGATATACTTACTGTTGCGCCTTGTTGAAAGCCTAAAAGTTGTCTAACACCCTTTTCTCTAAAAAGATCAGCGCTGGCAATACCACCAGCAAGCGATCTTTGAATTTGTTCAGCAGTTGTTTGGAAGTCTAAACCTGTAATACTCGCAACATTACCTGTGATTCTTAAAAACTTATTCAGTTTATCCAGATCATTAATTACTGTTGAAAGTATTACACCACCAGCTTGTATTTCCTCTAACTGAAATGGTGTTCTTGACGCAAATTCTGTAAAAATTTCAAGACCTTGTTTTGCTTTTTCTGATGATTGAAAAATAGCCTCTAGTCTTAGTTCTAAGTTTTCTAAACTACTAGATACATCTAAAACTTTTTTGATTTGTATTGCAGTGAATATACCACCGAAAATACCACCAAACTGAACGGCTCTCTTACCGACATTAGCTAGTGCGTTACCTAAGTTTTTAAAAGAACTACTCATAGATCTACTTGATCTATTGACAGTGCCTCTAGCTTGCTCTAATCCTTTTTTAAGATCTTTGAGATCAGCCTCTATGCGTACAACTAATTTATCTAATTCAGCCATATATTAATAATCTGGGAACATATCCTTTAACTTTTCAAACTCTTCTGAGCCAATAGGCTCTTCTTTTTCACCACTATTATACTCACGAAAGCCTTTGATAGCCAAGTTGATTTCATACAAAGTCATATCCCAGAACTCTGAAGGTTGAATACCCATCATACCAACCATGATCTCGTAGTATCGGTTTATCGGTATTTCTTCTGTGCCGTCAGATTTTACGTTTTTTTTTCTGAGTCAGTGCCTATTCCTTGTGTGAGGATATCAGCGCATAACTTGTAGACTTGTAGATAGTCTATGTTGTTGCAAGCCTTTTCTATCTCATCTTTTTCAATGTCATTACCACCAGCAACGATTACTATTTTGAGTATTGATATGCACTCATCTAAGGTAAGCTCAGTAGCTTGTAGTTTCATGGCTAGTTTGAGAAGTGGTGTTTTAAGTTCGTTCTCTATTTTTTTGATTGCACTGACAGGTAGTCTTGCTGAATATTCTTTTTCACCAAACTTAATTGGTTTTAGATCTCTTACTGGATTTTCGCTCATGTTTTGTTGCCTCTTGTTTGATACATAAGATCAGTAACTTCTCATGTCGTTCTGCTACATCTCTTACGCTTTGTATAGTATATGTTTCATTGTTGATAGATATAGAATCAGACTCTAACAATTTAGCCCAGTCCTCAATGTAAGGCAACTCTACTTCTGTAATGTTGCCATTGACATTGGTCTGACATCCATAATCGTCAGAGCCAATTCTAATCTCGTTTTTTATCCACATATTTTATCTTGTCTTACCATTAAGCAGAAGTAAATGTTACTTGTCCACTTGATTCAATGGTCAAACTATATGTTGCCTCTGTATTATAATCACCTGATTTTTCAAATGATGTAATCTTAAAGTTACCTGAGTAGTTACTTCCGTCACCAAAAGTAAGTACATACGCCTGAGTCGTGCCAGCATTTACAAACCCTATCATTCTATTGAGAGCAGTTGTATCATCATACACGCCACTTGCGGTGATAGACATTGATGTGACTCCACCACCATCAAGAATATCTCGTCCTAAACTAGATCCACCAGATACAAACGGATTCGAGTCTTTAGTTGTGACATCAATCATTTCTCCGTTTATTGTCATTGAGGTAGTTCTCATACCACCTACTGTAGACGCAGATCCAGTTGAATTATCTTTTAATAAGAAATCTTTACCTTTTAATACTGCCATTTTTTACCTCGCTAATCGTATATTAAAAAATCAACATTCACTATGCCATGCCTCGTTATTCCGTCACCTTCAACTAATGTCACTGCATTAACTACTTGACTTACTATCGAAGTCGCACCAGCTACCGATATTGTAGTATTATCAAGTAAGGATATCAAGATTTCCATAATTTCTTTAGTTTCCTTCTGTCCTCTGTATTGTGACCATACATCTATGTCTACATTGTATACTCTACCTGATCTGTCTTTAGTATTGACTTCACGACTTGTCTCTGTGCCAATAACAACATAAGGATATGTAGTATCTTGTGGCGCTACAGTATCAAATATCTTGTTATCACCTATCTTACTATCTAGTGATGAGTCTCCTGACAGTGTTGAAAATATTGCGCTTTGTAAATCGAATGAATGAAAACCCATTAGCCAAACTCCACACCTGATATTTTTTTCATTCTTTTTCTAATGACAGTGTTACCTATTCTAATCTCTACTGCACGACCATTAGCCATTCTCTTAGTTTGCTCAAACGCTATACTACCTTCTCTCATAAATGGTCTGTTCAACCTACCTTTATCTAAATTGTAAGCATATTCGACTTCTGTATCGACACCACCAGAAATGACATCACCAACTCTTCTTGCTCTAAAAGGCATGATACTATTTTTAAGATTACCTGTATCTGGTCTAGGGGGGTTTCCCTCAGAAGAGGCTATGTGAATGATGTCGTCATTTTTACCACTGGTGTAAGCGTTTCCTGTTGCTGGTGAGTTCACCATACTTCTTTGTATATTTTCTTGGAAGGTGTTGGACACTTTGTTTATGTAAGTCAAAACCTTTTGAATGTAAAGATTCTCTACCTGTTCAGTAGTTGAATTGATAGAACTAAAAACTGTGACTTTAACTGAACTCATGTTGCTACACCTTCAGTAGCAGTGATCACTTGAAATTTTCTTTTACCCTCATCAAGATCGACAATGCCTGTGATATTGAATGTTTTTGAATCGTAAGAGATTCTGTATGCAGTTGTCAGTGTTGATAAATACCTTATGGTAAAAGTAAAGTTATTAGTTGCCCTTAGCTGATCACCGAAGACTGACTCTGATCCACTGTTATTTACAACTTTAGCCCAGACTGTCGTTTGTGTACTGTAAGATGTGGTCTTGCCACCCCCAGCGTCAGTGGATGAACTTAAAGTCTGCAAAGCGATACGATTTCTCATTTCACCTATCAAAGACATTTTAGATCATACCACCATAATGAGCAGTTCCTCTGTATGGATTCGTGGATATCTGTCTTATTACATAAGGTTGTAGAAGTTGCGTTACAAGATAGGGTACGCTTTGGTTGTAGTCTAAACCTACAAAACCTCTATCACCTCTATGTTCATACAGATACCCAGCGTAAATGAGACCAGCATTTTTTATATCCTTTGGAACGCTTGCCGTATTTCCATATCCAGCTACATAAGTGATCTCAATAGCATTAGCAACTCTTAGTCCTGTCGGATAGGATTCACCTGATCTCAAAACAAGTCTAGCTGGTACACTCATGCTATCTAAATAATACTTTGATGAGGCAAAAGTAGATTCTGTATCTGCGTCATCATAATATTTTACATGGGTTATTGAGGCAACTGGTGACTGTGGAAGTATTATTGATCTTCTAGTTATGTCTTGATCAATACCAACATAATTACCTTCTCTGATAGGTATGTCTGCGTCATATATAGAATCTATACCTAATTTGAGTGTCTGTGTGGTCAAACTTCTTTTGGTGTAATTTTTGACATAATTATGAACTGCTGACTGTAAGACAACTAAAACATTGTCATCTTCGTCAGTGTTATCTATTCTTAGATGTTTTTTTAGTTCTGCTATGGTAAATAATAAATCAGTCTCAGCAGTTACAACGCTTACACCAGCCATCTCAACTCCTTATAAATATGTTATGCACTATCATAGCTGAAAGTAATAAAATCAACAACAATTCAATCATTGAGAATTTAGGCATAAGATATCTAGTTCTAATACTTGATGAGTAGCCATAAAGTAACGCTACGATCAGCGCTATTGCTAGTGGTGTTTCCATGTCTATTGAGACAGTGGATTCCTTGTTTTTTTCTGTAACTGTTCTATGTCTTTTTTTATAGCTATAATATCTTTTTCTATAGGCTTGGTATCGACTACCTGAGATTCAAGTACCTCAACCCTCTCTATAAGTTGCCCTTGAAACAGTATCAGCCCAGAAATGGTTACTAGTACGGCTATGCCACTTGCTATTGTCTTGATGTCCACAGTCTGTCCTCGTATATTTGATTAGGATAAATATTTCTTATATCAACATAAGTATTATTTGTGTAAGAACTTATGTCAATATTTTGTATCTCTGGTTGTATAAATATATCTTTATTTACATTTGAATATGATGATATATCACTATTACTTTGCATAACTTTAGATACTATCATTTGTGTTGCAACTAACTGACCATCAATGGATTTAATTTTTTCTGCAACTTTTTTACTAATATCACTAATGTTTATTGCAACTTCAGTACGCCTACTGTTGTTATTGGAAGGTGCTTGTTCTGTTTCTTCGTTTGTTTCTGTATTATTCTCTTCGATTGTTTCTGTCGTTTCTTCATTATTTGTTTCGTTCTCCGTTTCAGTTTCAGATACTAATTCTGTAAATACTTCCTCTGCTACCTCAGTGGTCTCTTCAACTACAGGCTCAGATTCTATTACTGTTTCTACTGTATTCTCAACAACAGTTGGCTCTTGCACAGTTTCGACAGTCTCTTCTACAGTTTCTTCACTCATCATAGTCGGTGTCAAGATTATCGTCTGCTCAACAAACTCTTCTTCTGGCAACACCTCAGCTATCTCTTCGATTGGCTCAAAGGCTGACTCTTCAACTGTCATTGGCTCTACTGCTATCTCCTCGAATATAAACTCTTCAATCTGTGTTACTTGCTCTACTTCTTCAAAAACCTCTTGGATCTCTTGTGTTTGCTCTGTAGTCAGTACAATAGGTGAATACTCCATGAAAACTTTGATATCGTCAAAGTTGCTACCCCCAAGTGTAGCTGGTGCGTTTGCGTCAGTTCCACTTAGTTCAATAGATCCGATACGACTTCCTGATCCTGTATATGTCAAAACATCCTCAAATACTTCTCCGTAGATATTAGTGGTCTGTGTGCGACTTTGAGTTGTCTCGCTGAGTATGTTTGATTGATTGTCCTTGATTCTAAGAGTTATGCTGAACTGGTCAGCGCCACCTCTATTTCTAGCCCAGCCACCAATTCCGCCTTCACCATTTTGTACGAGAACTTCACTTGAAAGCACAATGCCCTGATCAAGCATATCATTTGTAATTGTATCTGAGTACAGTTTAAAATCTTGACTGATAGCGCCATAGTCTCCAACCTCATAATCATAATTAGATGGATTACCTTGTGTGCTACAACAGTCTCCGATAACTTGACCAGCGCCAGTCTGTGTCCAGCCATTGGCATTTCCTGTCTCGAAGTCACCATTTACCACAAGATTGGATGTCGTTTCAGCGAATACTGTAAGTGGGAAAAGTAAAGGTATAAGGTATTTCATCTTCTAAGACTGTGTTTATACTTTTTATATTGTTCGATTTGATCTTTGGATTCTATGTCTCTATAAAATCCACCGACTTCTTCCCATCTTTTTTTTGCGTCTTCACCGATAAGACCATCAATAGGGCAAGGGGTGTTGCTGTTTTTCATGCCAAGCCACACATCATAATCTAAACACATAATTGATATGCTGGCTACAGTCATACCTAATGCTTTCATCATTTTAGCCTTTTTCAATCTCTCGCATTGTTCATCTTTTAAAACATATCCACCACCGCTTATTGAGAAATTTAGCACACTGATACCTGATGAGACGACTAAAGAGCATGAGTCTCCACCAGTTCCGTATACGCTCATAGATGGCGCATTTGCTGGGTTTACTGCTGTCTCAGTACGATTGTTATTGGTTGTGGCATTTGTGGTGTTTGAGCTAGATCCACTTTGATAAGTAGTCTCACTCGAATAACCACCAGTTATGGCTGTATTAGATGAGCCTGATCCACTGGTAGACTGCGTGTTTGTTGTAGCGCCACTGCTAGATACATCACCAACTGCGTCTTCAACAGCATAGCCTAGTATGATTATTATAAAGATTACGATTGCTAAAAATATTCTGTTCATTAGTCATCCTTGAAAACAATATATAAAATTAACATCAAGCAAAAAACTGCAAGACCATAATTGAGTGTGCAAAGTTCTGGTCTCATCTCGCTTTGGCAATACTTGATCCTACATACATGGCTATAATACTGAGTATGATGTCTTTATGCCAAGATAATATGGCAATACCATTTACCTCAGTCCAAGCCATTTCAGTTCCTTTTGTGCTAAATAAAAGCCAGTCAGTGCCAGTCTCTATTTCAGTTTGAATATATATAGGAACATTCAAAAACAAAGGCGCTATCATTGGTAAAACTATTATAGAAAATACACACGCCAGAACTATAACTCTGCGTGTCATCATAAAAAATGAATTTGTGTTGTTTCTTACTTTATCTCTGCTTTTTTCTTCTAGTTCATGGTTTGCTGTGAGCTGTTTCATCATATCAGCTTGTGCATTAGCTTTAGCACCCATCAACTGAAATAGTGCGCCAACTCCAGACGATAACAAAAGATTGACTACTTCTCCACTTAGGAAACTCATCTCACTTCCACATTGAATATATCACAGCTACGATTCCACCAACCCATGCTAAGAATCCTATGATACCTTTTGATTTATTAATTACTGATGTCAGATCGTCTACCTTGTGTTCAACTTTATCTAGCCTAGCATTGATCGAATCTATCTTTTCTGCAAGTTGTTCTAAGGTTACTTTCATATTTCATCAACCTAATTCTTCTTCTGTTGGTTGTGTTTCAGTCGGGTGATTCCATTCTTTGATATAATCACCTTTACCATCTGAATCATTTTGTATAATTATTGTACCTTCAAGAAGTGAAAAATCACTTATAGATAACTTCGGTCTTACAGATATAATTTTTTCTATTAAAGTCATTACAATCCTCTTATAAATATTCCTTGAAAAAAAGTTCTATGGTTATCTGTATTACTATTTAGATTAAAAGTAGATGGCATACCATCTGCATTGACATATGCCTCTATGTAATCGGATGAGCCATTTACAGCTACAATGCCTGTGTGTATTCCCCAAGTTACTTGATTTGTATGACCTTCATTCATAACCATATCTTTGAATTTAGAGCCATTTTTAAAAATGAATAGTGCTGATGTTCCATTTCCTGACCTACTCGTACCACCTTGACACCCTATTGTTATTTGATAGTAACCAGCAACAGTAGGGGTAAATCTTGAATTAGAGGTGTCATAATCTGAGTTCAAATCCCATTCTTCGGTTTGAAAATTTATTTTTGTATTAACTCCATTAGATATTCCTGTTTGTTGTGAACTTTGATATGCAGAAAAAGATGAGCCGACAATGTTTGCTGTTCCTGTCAATGCTGGAATTGTAAGAGTATTAGTTCCCGCAGAACTGGGTACATCCAGTGTAATCTGCCCGCTACTGCTACCTTTGATTACTAATGCCATTAGTCACTCTCCTGTATTGTGTTTCCATCTGCTACCCATTCTTGTAATTCTATCCAATGTCTATTATCAGCTACATTCAAAGGTACTGACCAAACTTTACCATTCGTATAAGTTACATCTACAGAAATATTTTGTTCTTTTCCGAAGATTTCACTTTTTACATATTTTGCACTTTGTATCATAACTCTGCATCCAAAACTACTATTGCACCACTAGAACTTGCCTCTTCTACTCTGTATAAATCACCTGCAGTCAAACCTGATGAGCAAGTTGTTCTAACACCAGCAAATTGTCTACTGTTAATTGTACTGTTGATTGCTATTGCAGTCGCAGAAAAACCTGTCGAGCCATTAGATATATTCAAAGCACCACTATTAGTCATTGATGGTGCTGTCCTCATTTCAGGTTTCAAATCCATATAAGAATCTACAAGAGTAGTACCAATAGCTATTCCAAAGTCTGCAATACATTTTGCACCACCATCTCCTGAATAACCTGATACAAAACAATATCTACGACATCTGTCTAAACTTGTACCTCTATCTTCAAATTGAAAGTCAGGTAAATCTGTTGATGAGAATGTTCCTACTTCTAGCTGTACACCTGTAAACCACCAATTATTATCTGTGCTACTTGCAAGATTTACTTGACCACTAGCAACCTGTTCTGTTGTTGTCGTGCTATCCCAAGTCTCTTGTAATGTTCCACTAGAAAAA